CATTTTCCGATGGCCAACTCATCGAAGCGACGGCGGCGCCTATGGGACACGTACACGTTCCCCGGTTTTCGCCCCCAACCCACGGTGCGCGGTATCTTCGGTGATCCGAAGGCGCGCCTCATCACGCTTGCCCGGCGCGCAAAAAAACGGCCTGCGGGTGCTGCGGGCGGGTTCATTCGGGTTGGTACGACCGGCGTAGGCGGACACTGGCGGGGGGGTGCTTCGGGCAGGACGCGATGCACGCCGGTAGTGACGCGGGGACCCAACCATCCGGCTAGGCCCTATGCAGCGCCTGCAATCGATAAGATAATTGCATGGGGCGACCACCCGCAGCGAAGAGACGCGATTGAGTGGAAGGCTATACCCGGACGCCGGCGGTCCGATCGAGGCCTTCATCCGCTTGTGCGACAACCCGGACTGGGTCCTGCGGTCGTCGACAACGCGGACCTATAAGGCTCGGATGATTAAGCGCATCGAAGTCGAGGTTGTGGCCGGGCAATATGAGCCGGAATATGCAATCGCAGGTGCCGCGAAAATTTACGAACTGCTCGACCAGCGGCGTGGACACCCCGAGGCGCGGACCTCACGACTCAAGTGCATGGAGGTGACCAAAGAGGAAGTGCAGCTCATTGCCGACGACTTGCAAAAGCGGATCGCCGCCCACAAAACAGACATGGTCAATAAAGCCCTTTGTCTATTCGTGCAATTAGCCCCGCGCTTCGGTTTGCGTCCTTGCGAGTACGAACGAGCACGCATCGTTGGACGAACGCTGGTCATTCTGAATGCTAAGTTCTCGAACGCCAGGGCGCCCGGGGTTGGGGGAGCTCCTACAAAGGCATCGTCAGAACGGCACACTGGGAACTGGCAGTCGGGTGATAATGGTGCTGGTTGAGGCTGCCCAGCCGTTTTGCAGCCTGTTCCATCCCATGCCGCGCTCGCCCGCAAAAAGTTGCCATCACTGAACCGGCGAAATGACCACGCGGCGTTGACCCGGCTGGGATTACCAGAACCAGTTCATGTCTGAGGAGGTGCGTGGCCTTAAACACACCCTCCGGCCTAATCCTTCCGAGAGATCGCTGGCCTGAAAATATTTTTGATACCCGGCACCCTTCAGCCAGACGGGCTGGGAGAGCTCCTACAGCGGCACCGTCAGAACGGGACGCCGGGAACTGGCGGTCGGGCGACAATGGCACTGACAGACGTTCCCCAGCCGCTTTTCAGCCCGTTCCATTCCATGCCGCGCTCGCCGACAACAAGATTTTCGCGGAGCTGGCGCGCAAGGCTGGCAGGCCTCGACGGTTGATGATCGATGCGACCCATCTGAAGGGATGTATGTCTGCGTCTTGCGTACACAGCTCCAGAATATTCCATAATGGAGGTTATGCGCGGGCAAAAATCCCGGTTCGCTGACTTTAACACTTCCAAGAAAGCCTCGTTCCGGAGCAAGCTGGGAGCCCTGTTCGAGGTCCAATAATCGCGGTTATCGCAAGTAAGGTTTGAGGGGGCTCATCGCCAGCTTTTGCTCGCGCTGGCTTCGGAGGCAATATGGAGGTCACGTGAAAAAGACGAAGATTGCAGCGGAGAAGCCGTTTTGTCTTGAAGAGGCGACGATCGACGAGATGCACCGGGCAATCCGATCCGGAGAGATCACGGTCGTCGAAATCGTCCAGCACTATATCGCCCGCGCTCGCGCCTATAACGGCGTATCGAGCGCACTCGTAACGGCCGATGGCGAGCCGGTACCGCCGGCGACGGGTACCGTGCGGGCAGGGGCGCCGCTCGCGTTTCCGATTGCGACCGTGAAGGCCTCGAAGATCCTGCCCGATCTCGGCAAATACATGGGCAAGCCGCTCGAGTACGGCCGAATGGAGCCGACCAGCTCTGACCCGGGGGTGCAGCAGCAGTTCGGAATGATCGCCGGCATTCCCAATTCCGGTCAACTCAATGCACTCGCGACACTCAACATCCGTGGCGAGCGCTCGGTCACGTGCCGCGGCGACTACGATCGGCATCCCTCGCAGGGCCCGCTGCCGCCTGGCGCACCGGCTGTGTGCGAGATTTTCCGCCGCCTGCCTGACGCGCTCGAAACCGCAGCCGAGCTTGACGCCAAATACGGTCGCAATCCAGACCTCGAGAAAATGCCGATGTACGGCGTCGTGTTTTCATTCAAGGATTCGTTCGACACCAAGGACATGCGCTCGACAGGCGGCGGCGACGCGGCTTACGACATTGACTTCCCGGCGCGCGACCACACGCTGGTCGAGCAGTTGCGCAACAAGGGGGCGATTATTTTTGCCAAGGCGCTGTGCACCGAGTACAACGGCCGCGCCGGTAATCCGGGCGGCAGCCACCAGCCCGACAAAGTGTTGCCGTCGACGCTCGGCTATCAACGCAGCACTTGGGGCGGGAATCCCTCGAACGTCTACGATACCGCGCGCTCTGCCTCGCTCGGCTCCAGTTCCGGCTCGGGCTCTTCGGTCAGCGCCAACTTGGTGATGGCAAGCCTGGGCGAGGAAACGCGGGCATCCTGCCGCGGCCCCGCCAACCACAATGCGGTGGCGCTGATCCTGCCGCACAAAGCGATGCTGAGTTTCCATGGCGGCGCCATCGGAGCCGACATCCACGTCGACCGCACCGGAATCCTGTGCCGGTCGATCGTGGACTGCGTCAGGATTCTCGACGCACTCAAGGACCCGCAACAGGGCTACTACGATCCACGCGATCCCTGGACAACGGTACCGCGATCGTCGGTGCTTGATACCGGCTATGCCAGTCACGCCACGATGTCAGGCGCGAAGGGCACGCTCGCCGACTTGCGGATCGGGATCATCCGCGAGTCAATGATCTATCCAAAAGGCTCCAAGACCGAAGAGCCGATCGTAACCGCGGCCGCCAAGGAGATCAAATCGATGCTCGGCGGGCATCTCGGTGTGACCCTGATCGAGTCGTCCGATCCGCGTTGGACGCCGGACCCTGACATTGAGCAGATGACAGTCGATTTCCGCCGGGCTTTAGCCAGGCTCATTCCATTGATTATGCCTGACATGCTCTATCGGCTCGGCACGGACGGTGAGCCAGTATTCAAGGATTTCGCCGCAGCCATCGTGCCAACCGAGTTCGCCCCTGGCAAAGTGTTCGGCAGCGGGAAGATGCGGCCGATCGACTACATGGTCGCGCTAGCAGACGGGCGGGTCCCGCTTCCTTCAAACCTCGACATCGCAACCGTGCAACATCAGGCGCTTGCGAACGGGTTTCGCTTCCATATTTCGCAGTATCTGTCACGTCGAGCCGAGGACTGGAAAGTCAAAGGATTCACCGAGACGCTCACCGATTGGACTGCACTGAATGCGCGGTCGAAATTCTGGGGTGACGATCAGCGAGCCGCGTTTGAGAATTGGCAGGACATCGCCGATATGCGTAATCCGCTCGGACAGCGCCAAGGCGTCAACGAACGTATCATGCTGCGTGAGCTGTTGCGTCGTGTCGATATGATGGTGATCTGCGAAAATCGCCTTGATGCCCTCGTGCGACTCCACACACCGTGGCCGCCCGGGCTGATTGGAGGGGCCTATCAGTACGACATCATCTCCAACCTGCGGCCTGAAAGTTTCAATGGTCCAAATGCTGGATTAACCGAAGTGCTTATTCCGGCCGGCTACGTGACGACCGTTTACGATCCAGTCTTCACGCTGAACGCCGACGGTACGCGATACGTTTCGGCGGCCTCAGATCAGCCGACCGCCATCCCGCAACCGGGGCTGCCATTCTCGCTTGTGTTTCGCGCCGAACCCGGCAAAGAGGACGTGCTTCTGAAAATCGCCTCGGCTTATGAAAGCGCTTCGAAAAGACGCATTCCGCCGCCGGCCTTCGGTGCACTGCCGCGGAGGTGAATCGAGGTTCCACCACATTATTACGGAATAAAACATTCCATAACGTGACTTACGCGTGGGTCTGAGGGTGACTTGCGTGAAAAACCAGCATCGGTCGCAAATGCAAGTGAGCCGCCGGGCGTCCCCGACGGCTCAAAAGCCTTGCCTTGCCATGATCTGGGGCTGTGGCGTTGGACTATCCCGCTGGCTCTCGCCCGTATCGCTCTCGCGATGTTTGGCTTTGGCTCTGGGGTCTGTCGCTAGCCTGTGCCCGCTGGTCTACAGCGTCCTGTTGACTATTCAACTCTACCCAAACGCAAAAGCATTACAAGCCAGCAGTGCTGTCGTAACCTTTGGGTGAGCTCAAGACGGACAACAGTTGTTGGGCGAGTGCGCGACGAGCGCCGCTATCTGCTCTTCCCATTGAACCGGAAGCGGTTTCATGAGCTGCTTGAGCATCACGTCCGAGTCGTGCCGACCATCGAGAATTGCGGTCACGATGCTGGGGGCAAGCAGGCTCAGGCGCAAGATCCGGCAGGCGTAGGATTGGTTGACACCCTCGGCCTTGGCAAGCTCCGTAATTGACGCGCAATCACCGCTTTCGATCATCCGCCGCCAGCGATGGGCACGGGCCAGTGCCTTGAGCAGGGCATTGTCGATTCTCGGCTGGGGCGGGGCTGGCACGGCGTCGGAGAGTATGGTCTTACGGCCGCCTCGAACCGTGAATGTCATCGGGACATGCACTGTGATCGTGGTCTGCTCCGTGGCGTCCAATGTTTTCACGCCGCGTCCTTTCTTTGCGGTGAAACCGGGTGCAAGTCCTGGATCAGGCTGACTAGCCCTTCGGTCCGCAACGTGATGTCGGCGCCCTTTTCCGAGAGGTCGACGCGCTCGACAAGCAGCTGAACAATCCTGGCCTGCTCAACTGGGAATAATTCCGACCACAATGCATCGAAGCGGCGCAGCTCATCGCCCACCTCATGTTCGGTCAGGCCCTTGATTGATTTCCTGGCCGTGCGCCAGGTGGCGACGATGATTTCGGGGGTTTGAACCATGGTTTTGATCTGCGCGATCACGACCGCTTCGATCTGTGCCGCCGGCACTCGTCGGATTGGGCAGGCACGGGCCCCATTCCTGATGCCGTCCATTGCGACGTAATAGCGGTAGAGCTTTCCGTTCTTTCTCGCGTGGGCTGGGGTCATGGCCGCGCCCGTCGGCCCGAAAATCAAGCCTTTGAGGATTGCCGGCGTGCGCCCCCTTTGGCGGGTGCTGCTCTTATGCGGGCTTTCCGAAATCAACGCATGCACCTTGTCCCAGAGGTTTTGTTCGATGACTAAGTCATGCTCACCCGGGTGCTCCGTGCCCTTGTGCATAGCCTTGCCGATATACACGCAGTTGTTCAGGACGCGATAGAGATAACCCTTGTCGATCGGCTTGCCCTGCTTGTTGCGGGCACCTTCTTTCGCCAGCAATTTGATCAATTGGCTTGCCGGCGTTCCCCGCGCGAAGCGGGTGAAGATCGACCGGACGAGATGGGCTTCCTGCTCGTTGATGATCAGCTTGCGATCTTTGATGTCATAGCCGAGCGGCGCCCAGCCACCCATCCACATGCCCCTGCGACGGGAAGCGGCGAACTTGTCGCGGATGCGCTCTCCGATCACCTCCCGCTCGAACTGGGCAAAGGACAGAAGGATGTTGAGGGTCAGTCGCCCCATGCTGGTGGTCGTATTGAACGACTGGGTGATGCTGACGAAAGTGACGCTGTTGCGCTCGAACACCTCGACCAGCTTGGCAAAGTCCATGAGAGACCGACTGAGCCGGTCGATCTTGTAGACCACGACGGTGTCGATCCGCTTGGCTTCGATGTCTTGGATAAGCCGCTGCAGGGCGGGCCGCTCCAGGGTGCCGCCCGAGAACCCGCCATCGTCGTAGCGGTCGGGCACCAGGAGCCAGCCCTCGGCCTTCTGGCTGGCGACATAGGCCTCACAGGCCTCACGCTGGGCATCGAGGCTGTTGAACTCCTGCTCCAGACCCTCCTCGGAGGATTTGCGGGTATAGACCGCGCAGCGCAGCTTGCGTTTGATCGGCGGTATTTCCTTCGCCATCAGTGGCCCCGCTTGTTCTTGAGACCAAAGAAAACGAGGCCGTTCCAGCGTGTGCCGGTGATCGCCCGCGCAATGGCTGACAGCGATTTGTAAGGCCGTCCCTGATATTCGAAATCCTCCTGGCGAACCGTCACGCTGTGTTCGACGCCGCGCCATTCTCGGATCAGACGCGTTCCAGCGATCGGGCGGTTCTGCGGGCTGCTGCGGCGCTTTGACCCTTTGCCGTCAAGCTCGTCGGCAAGGGCATCCAGGCGTTCGAGGGTTTCAGGGCTCAGCCCGCCATAGGCGAGTTCCTGGATCCGATAGGCCAGCCGGCTTTCGAGGAAGCGCCGGTTGTACGGCGGCGGCTCGCCCTCGAATAGTTCCCGCCATTTTTGTTTGAGGCCGGCGACGGGCGCGGTTTTTAGGGCTGCCAGTTGCGCCAGCACGGGATTAGCCATCCGATATTCTCCGTTCTACCGGGTCGGATGACCGCTCTCGGCGGCCGATAAGTCGAGTGAACTTTCTCCAGGGTCGGCAGAGATTGGACTGGACTTCCGCGCCATAAGACGCATGAGGCCAGCCGCCAGGATCTCGGCGATTTCGCCGATACGCGCATGCGGGCTTATCGAAGCCGAAGGGCCAGGCTTTGTATGATCCAGCCAGTCACTGTTTCGATCACGTGGAGTATTGGTAATCTTCGCCATGACGAGGCCTCACTTGGGCTTCGTCGTTGGCGGTTGGATTTGGCGATCGCACTCGGCGAGCCAAGTATCGATCTCGTGCTGAAGGTAGTAGACGATGCGCGGCCCGCAGCGATGATACGGCGGCCCGACGCCGTTCATGCGCCACTTGGCGAGCGTCGAGCGACTGACGCAAAGCTGTTTAGCGGCGTCTACGGCTCTGAGCCGATCGTGAGTATTTGAGGTCACCGATGTTCTCCCTGGCAATCGTGTTTCCACGAACACCAGGGATCGTGACTGCGATTCGCGGAATGGTCAGCCTAAACAAGGACCCGCCTTTTTTACGCTTGAGCGGCGGCATAATAGCCTTGAGTCCCATTTTCTGCAGAAATCGCGGATCTAATTGGTGATATCGCATTGCCTGAGCCCGGTTCTTGAGTCTTTTTCTGACCTTAAGAAAAGTCGCCTCCATGGCATCCACGCCACGAGTGGCTTCGGTTTCTTTGAGATTCTTGAATGCGTATTCGTAGGCACAATCCAAATTGGCGCCTAACTTCTTGAGCGTCTCCTCCATTTCTTTCAGTAGTTTTTCTCGTTTTTGCGGCAATTCGCGTGGAGTTTTGGGGAGGGCGCGCAGCTTGGCAATCTCTCGCCGGATATGCCTCAGCGTATCTTCGAACGCGTCTACTTGGTCCCAACGAGCATAATCGATCACATCCTGGCGAAGTCGGGTGATGAAGCCGTTAGACCGCCCTATTGCCTTGGGGGGTATCGAGTCTCAATATTTTGCAGAATAAATTGGCAGAAGCTTTTGTAAGCCATGCAGGAGCAACAAGATCGTGCTCGGCGCAATAATGCACCGCTGCTGGGATAGCCACGGCCACTCCCGCTTCAAACATTGCTTTGAACTCATTCAATTGCGTTTCATAAAACTTTTTGAGTGAGCGAAATGGATGGTCAGGGTGAGGCATGGCCGTCCCTTCGATTAATTTGCCAGTGATTGTTCGAATCGTTCGCTGTGAGCAGAGCGATGGTGCCAACCAAGAAAAATAATAGCAATCTATCTTGCGGAACGATCATATCAATTTTCAAGAACCAATTAGTTTGAAGTGCTCGCGACGCATCCAACCGATGCGATTCGATAGCTTTTTGGATAGAAAATGTTGCCGCAACGTCTCGATATATTGATTGCCTTTAAATCGATTAGTCTCGCGCCGGATTTGTCCGTTACCGATAAGCGCGTCGCAAGCGCCCTTATTGACCACTTTAATAGGCAAACGACGCAGTGTGATCCGTCTCTCGATACGTTGGCGGTCCTGTTGGGTATTGATCGTCGAACGGTCATTCGTTCAATCAATCGTTTGGTGCGCTTGAAATACTTTCGGCGCACTCGTCACGGCGGAAACTTCCATCGAAACTTCTACGAGCCGCTATGGCTGCGCTTTCGTGAGGTGGAAGCCGAATGGAAAAACCGACGGCGCAAGCACAGCCAACGATTTTGTGAAGGAAAATTGTCACTTTGGCAGGGGCAGCCCGTTCATCCTGCTGGTGGCAAGGTTGGCACCCAAACTAGTCCTACCAACATATCTAATGAAATCTTGCCGGCTGGGTCAGCTCGAGATGACCCGCGAGGACAGAATGCGTCGAGCAATCCTCAGAGGCTCACCAGCAAGGAACAATGTTCATCGATACCGCACCCTAATCGCCCAATGTTTCACGTGAAAGAAACGCGTTCTTGTGACGCGGCCAATGCTGCTGCCGAACGGCGATGGAATATCGCGCTGCAAAACCGATATGTGTCGGTGCCGAAGGCCTACGGCGAAATCATCGGCTCAATCGATCCCGCGATGCAAGCCGCAGCGACCGAGGCTGAACTCAAAAGACATGGTGCTGGCCTCGCCTACATCCTCGATCAGTTGAAAGCGCTGCAATAACCGTGGGAACGGCCGATGGGGGGTAGGGGGTTTAAATCTCTAGGGCTTTTGGGGGTGCCACCGGTCGGGGGGCACGCGCGTTTATCCGCAAATTCCATATCTTTTTTTGTTCTGTAGGGGGGAGGGGGGTGGGGTGAAAGGCAGCAACGAGACGAGACATGAAGCGAGCAAACAAATGAACACTAACGCGGTATCCACCATTGATCGCTTGCATTTGGAAATTTGGCCGGTAACGCGGCTCATCCCGTCGGCTCGCAATGCCCGTACTCATAGCGCGCGCAGATCGCGGAGATCGCCGGCAGCATCCAGGCGTTCGGATTCTCGAATCCCATTCTCGTTGGTGCGGAGGCGATATCATCGCAGGGCACGGCCGGCTCGCGGCGGCGCGCAAATTGGGCCTCAGCGAAGTGCCGGTCGTTGTCTTGAGCGGGCTGACTGACCTGCAACGACGCCAGCTGATGCTTGCCGACAACCGCATCGCGCTCAACGCCGGCTGGGACCTCGAAATGCTGCATCTCGAGTTGACGGATTTGTCCGTGCTCGGCGCTGACCTGGAAGTCTTGGGTTTCACGGCTGAAGAGCTTGCCAAGGCACTTAATCCCGGAGGTGCTGCCGGCCTAACCGGCGAGGATGACGTTCCGGAACTACCTGAACAGGCCGTGACCACGGTCGGGGACATCTGGTTGGCGGGTTCTCATCGGATCGCCTGTGGTGGCGCTACCGATGCTGCAGCGGTCGCCGCACTCCTAGGTGGTCTAGCGCCCGAGCTCATGGTGACCGACCCGCCGTATGGCGTTGATTACGATCCTGCTTGGCGGCATCGCTTGGGCGTCAACCACTCCGCTCGACGGGGCAAAGTCCGTAACGACGACAAGGCAGACTGGGGAGCCGCTTGGTCATTGTTCCCCGGCAACATCGCTTACGTCTGGCACGGCGCTCTGCACGCCACGACGGTCGCGGAAAGTCTTGTAGACAATGGCTTCACCGTACGCGCCCAGATCATTTGGGCCAAGGAGCGGCTGGTGCTCGGCCGCGGCGACTACCATTGGCAGCATGAGCCATGCTGGTACGCCGTGCGGTCCAAAGGCAATTGGACCGGCGATCGCAAGCAGACCACGCTGTGGACCATTGCCAGCGGCGGCCAAGACTCCGAAACCCCGCACAGCACTCAGAAGCCTGTCGAGTGCATGCGGCGGCCGATGCAGAACAACAGCAATCCCGGCCAAGCGATTTATGACCCATTTCTCGGCAGTGGCACGACGCTGATCGCTGCCGAGACAACCGGCAGAGTCTGCCTGGGCATGGAATTGGAGCCGCGCTACGTCGACGTCGCCGTACGACGTTGGCAAGCATTCACCGGCTTGGATGCCTGCCTTCTCGGTGATGGCCATTCATTCGCAGTGGTTGCCGCTGAGCGTCTGGCGGACCTCCAAGCCACAAACCCCAGTTCGGCTCCTACGCAGCCGGTCGAAACCGCGGTCAAGAACGACCCAGCGGCAACATAAAGATACGCACATGCAAGAACGAGAAACCAAGCCTAAGGGTCTAATGGAGATTCCTTCCAGCCAGCACAGGCTCCCGCCTGAAACGAAAGAAACAAATCCGACTCGCATCCTGGAATGCCCAGCAGAGCTCGGGCCAATTGCGCGGCAAGAATGGGACCGAATCGTAGGCGAGCTCACGTCATTGGGAGTATTGAGCAGTTTCGATCGTGGGCCTCTCGCGGCTTATTGTATTGCCTATGCTCTGTGGATTGAGGCTATCGAGATGGTTCAGAAACATGGCGCGATGATCAAATCGCCCAAAGGATTTCCGATTCAATCGCCATATCTCTCGACAGTAAACCGCCAGGCCGAAATAATGCTGCGAATTGCTTCCGAGTTCGGGTTCACCCCAGCGAGCCGAAGCCGGATCTTTTCGTATTCGAAAAGCAATTCGCTGTTGTTGGACGCCGTGAACGAACCTGATGATGGAAGCTCGGGTTGGTGAATTTGCGAACCTCGAATATCGAGCCGTCACCGAAAATAAAATGCATTGTCCAATCCGTAGTCTGCTCAGGCATTAGATCGGGCCACGTTGAACTGGTGGTTATATTCAGCTTGGACTGTGCCGGCTACCACTACAGTTGCGCTCTCCGTTTTATGTGGGCTCTGCGGGCTTCGGCCTGATGTGCGCGTCGCCAGATGGACCATGCGATGACGTGGGCGGGCCCGATGCGTCTTTGCGCAAGACGAATAGCGATGC